ATATATTTGTTTTATTCTTTCATTTTAATAAACGTAGTAAGACCCCGTGGTCTTTTTTTGTTTAAGGCTGTTGTAGGCTATGGCAAGTGACATAACACAGTCATCATGGTGTCCCTCTTGTGCTCCGTAACGTATACTACGTGACTTAGGGTTATACTCAAACGTAAACACTCTTAACTCGTGGTATAAAGGACTAAAACATTCTTTTGAGGGTAATGTAAGGTTGCCGTTATTAACACCGTATATAAGGTCCTCTATAATGTTTTGTTTACTACTGTTGGTGGTGACAAAAGGGTGAGTGTTGTTATATACCTTTTTAACTTGCTCGTATATTACGTCACCAACATTATTAACCTCAATAAACAATACTGCCTTATAACGTTTAACGTGTTTTAACACGTTGTCAACAATCTCACTCCATGGTCTATGTCGGTCTCTGTATATGTAAACCACGTTACCGTCCTCGTCTAAAATGGTTAATACGGTGAAGTCATTACTACGCCCTAAATCCAAACCAGCATAATACTTCCCTTGTGTTGGTTCCTGGTAGGTAGGTATCCTACAATAACGGTCTATGTCCTTAAATACTTCACCCCCTGAGTCAATAAACTCAGCAAGTATCTCTTGCTTAAATATGTCCTCGGGTAAAGTGTCTTGTGCCTCGTATAACTCGTCCTTTGAGATATAAGGGGTGTCAAAACTTGTCCCACGTAAACTCAAGTACTTACCTTGTTCTGTGTCCTCACCTCTTAGGTGTAAACTATATAAAAAGTTTTTACCTTTAGGAGTTGAGATAAACAACACACGTTTACCACGTACTAATACCGTTTGTTTTAATACGTTGTCCCACACGGTATCCTTAATAAAGGCTGCCTCGTCAACAATAAGGTAATCTAGAGTCAAACCTCTAAGGTTGTCCTCACGCTCTGCTGACCTAAACAGTATTTTACTACCATTAACAAGTTGTATAACCAATTCACTCTTGTTAATATTTGTAACCACCTCAGTACCAGCAATTGCGTTGGTAATGTCGTCTAATACCGTTTTACTTTGTTTGTATATAGGACTCACCCACATCACGTTACTGTTAGGGGTCGTTAGAGCCCATTTAAGCAACATATTCATACCTAATAAAGTCTTACCCCACTGTCTTCCCGTAACAAGTGTTATATACTTTATATTAGGGTCTGCCTCTATGGCGTCAATAACCCTACGTTGGTCCATATGAGGCTTAAACCCTTTGACAACCATTACTCATCACCAAACTTAAAGTTAATCTCACCCGTGGCATTCATATCCAACTTGTCAGGTTCATTTAAGCCCATTAACTTAGCAATTGCATCCAACGTCTGTCTTGCGTTGGCAAGGTCACCCTTTTGTATTGCCTCATCGTGTATCTTCCAGTACTGTAATAAGTGTTTATGTATTTGTTTTTGTTTGTCTATGTCGTATTTCTCTTTGACGGTATCCCATGCTCTTTTCCAGTAAGTATTAGCCATACCCTCACGCACACCATTTCTATAACACCACTTTACATACTCCCTCCAACTAAGGTGGTCCTTCATTATTTTATTAATACTCATTACAATAAAGCTCTCAACCTCAGCAGCTGACATCTTTTTATTTTTACTTCCCTTTGGTCTACCACGACCTCTCTTTTTTTCGTTATCCATAACCTCGGTCTTTTCCTTTTGTTTTAAGGTAATATTGTATTGCACTCAAGTTACCCTCTTTTATTAAAGACATTAGTTGGTTCTCAACATAGTCTAAACTGCTGTCACTAACCTCGTTTACCTCTTTGGTAAAATAAGGGTTATCCAACCAGTCATTATACGTATCACGGTCAATACCCTCTTGTTGTAATGCAACGGTAACGACACCTAAGGTACGTCTTAAGGTATCCAAAAACTGTTTTTGTTGATTATTTAATGTCATGGTTTTTTAACCTCATTATAAAGTCTTTTTGTTTATTAACATTACAACTACTTAACTCCCAGTAGGTCTTATTGTCCTCGTCAAAGGTGTGTATTGCCAAGTGTGACTCACCTAACAACCATACTGCCGTATAACCTTGAGGGTAAAAGTGGTGGTCCATAAAACCTATTACCTCAAATCTACTCTGGTCCAGCAACTCACCAAACGTTGTCTTTAATACGTTGTAGTCTATTGTCTTTAACCACCCACTATTATTCGTTATCTCCCAGCTCATACTCTACCTTCTCTAACTGTTTATACTCCTCCTTAATTTTACTTGTGTCCCCTTTATAAAATATAAGAACGTCTTGGTGTTGTTTACCTAACTTTCTGTTTTTCATATAACGAGCAACTCTAACGGGTAAAGTCCCCGCTCCCTCAATTAAAACAGCCTTGTTATATAATACCATACCCTCACTAAGAAAAGTCCTTATAACGTCTCCCGTGAGGTCGTAGTAATGTCCCTCACCATTTCTTACATCACCTATAATAATACAAGCAAATCTATTGTCCTTTAGACACTTAATACCATTACGTAATGCCGTGTCTAATATGTTATAAAACTCCTCATAACTACTTTGGTTAGAGGCGTCGTTGTCTAACTCACTATATACCTCCAAGTCAAAGTAAGGAGGACAACTAATAAACAAGTCTTGTGACCCTTGAGGTAAGTGGTTTAATACGTTACGTCCGTCATCACAAATATACGTACAATTCATACTCTTTGTCCTCTCGTTGTTTAACTTGGCTTGCTCCTCTCTAATCTCAATACCCGTAAACGTGTGTCCTTTATAACCACTAACATACCCTATTACGGTGTCTCCTGCCATTACGTCAAATACTTTACCTCTGTCGGGTGTAAACCACGTAATAAGTGACTCTGCTAAAACAGGGTCTAATATACTAACACCTGAGTTTACATTATTCATTATATTGTCACTAAGGTGGTCTCCCGTAAGTCCTCCCTCTCTACTCTCACCAAAGTCTTTTATTAAAGACCTCCATACCTTTTTACGTTCACGCCAATAACCTTGCCTTGAGTCTAATACTGTAAACGGTGGCACAACAAAGGTGTCGTTGAGTTTACCCATATTGTCAGTCTTGTCATATAAAGTACCTCCTTTGTTATTGTTGTCCTCCCACTCAGTATCCAACACGTCCAACCCCCACTCACCTAATAAGTCTGTGTCCCACTCTGCATTAAGTAGTTGCCAGTCCCACTCACCATAACCTACGTTGTCTTTAATAATAAACTCCTCTTTTTGTTCAGGGGTTAGGTCATCAACTTTTATATAAGGTACGTTGGTATAACCAGCCTCCTCTAAAGCCTTTAATCTCATATTACCACCTAATACCATAAAGTCCTCATCTACAACAATAGGTCTTAACTCTAACATTTTAGGAAAGTCCTTAATGCTTTTTACAAGTTTATTAAACTTATTGTCTTTAATAAAACGTGGGTTATTAGGATTTGTTTTTAAGTTGCTAATGTCTGTATACTCAACCATATTACATTTTTTATATATATATAAATATAGTTAAAATTGAAAAAAATAAAACTATAATGAAAATAATAACAATATAAAATACTTAATATATTTTATATTGTTATTTTAATACCAGTAATGCTTTTATTGCTATTATAACTACGCTAGTAGTTATTTCTATTTAGAGGTGGGTTCTTGTATAGTCCCTCATAGGATATAGTAAACCTATAAGGGTTAAACTACTTACCAAACTATTTGTCGGCATGGATACATAAAGTAAGGTTATGTACCTTGAGATTTACCCTTTAACCCCTTACGGTCGTGAAGCCTACTTATCTCTTTGTTCTATAGTGACTACTGTGCTTGTCCCCCGAGTAATAGTCTTAATTAAATATGATGCTCGGTGTCCTTCTTCCCCATCATACGTTAATAAATATATAAGAATAATAAAAAGTCTAAATAGTGCTTACTATTTATTTGCAGATTTCTTATAAAGGTGAGTAACCAACTTTGCTGCCTCCCTCAAACATGGAGGACAAGTACGGTTTAACGGTTTCCTCATAGGGTATAACTCGTTTAATACCCCCTCAACAAAGTCCCACTTTTTATTATCCATCTGACTGGCAATACTAACATACTCGTATGCTTGTTTTAAGTCCTCTGTATTGTCCGTTGTTACCAAAGAGGTAACGGTATTACTCTTTTTCTTTTTGCATGTCTTACAACTCATTATAATAAGTTTTTGTTTTGTTTATCCCACCTTATGTTTAACTCCTTTATGGTGTCCTTTATATACTTACCCACACTATTAAGAGGTATGGTGGTCTGTTTACTAACGTTGGTATATGTTCCTAACTCTACCCATAACCTAAATAAGTCACGGTTAAACCACTCCATTTGGTTTAACTCACAATATACCCACTCCATATCGGGTGTATTCTCCTCATAAACCTCGTCTAATACCTTTTCTCCTTTGGTGTGGTCGTAGGGGGTGTGTAGACTCTTTATCTTTTGTTTATGGTATTGAAATGGACTTGTACTACTGTGCCAATTATTCTTAACAACCCTTATAAAGTAATATAGTTTTTCTTCGTCAGGCAACATATTAATTTTATCTGACTTCTCCAACAGTTGTAGCATGACCTCTTGTAACAACTCGTCACTATCGGGGTGATTGCTTGTTATACGACCAACAACGTGTTTCAACTCGTTATGGTGTTTATTTATCCAACTGTTAAACTCCATTTAATATATAAATATAATAAGAAATAAAAAAAGGGGGTAAACAAATACCCCCTTAGCACAACTTAAAACCCTAACTTAAGAAAGGTGTTAGGTAACCTTTAATATCTGCCCTCTATATGGTTGTCAAGTTTCCCTAACATTTTTTGTAAGTCCTTGCTCCAACCGTCCATAATATACTTGTGTAATATATGACTCGTTAATACTACGTCCTCTACCGTTGGTTGTAAACCTCTTAGTTTATAATACTCTAAACTACGCTCCATCTGTGACTGACGGGCTATCCTTGCTGCTTTATTCTCCTCGTTACTCATCTCTTACAAATGTTTTTTGGTTATATACTTTAGCGTAAACCTCGTTATGGCTACGGTCATTTTTATCTTGTACCTCTTTCTCAGGTCTTAACTCAGGGTGTTTACCTTTTACAGTCCTTGCGGCACTACCCATAACTTGCTCACTCCATATAAGGTCAGTATTCTCATACTTGTCTAAAAAACTCTCCAAGGTGGTAATACCATGTTTTACAATTTGGTCTCTCCATACCTTTACACTTAGTTTCTTAGCAGAGCCACCACGTAACTCATCAAACTCCTCAAGGTACTGTCTAATACGGTACTCTTTACTCTGTAAGTACTTCTCTAATTTTTTTAGTCTTCTAGCCTCTTTTTTCTCGGCTAACAACTCTTCTTTTGTTTTCTCCATAATTAATTTTTTTTAAGTTATTTATATAATAAGAAATTTTTATTTGTCTGTCAACTGGTTACAATACTCTAATACCTCTTTCTCTACCCACCAAAAGTTACTCTCAAAAAAAGTACGTACACTATAACGTTTCATCTCACACACAACCTCACCCTCAAAGTATAAGGTTACCTTACAACTCTTACCCGTTTTACTAAAGTCAGTAAAAGTTATACGGTCTGTTTTACGTTTTTTGTTTTTATACCATATATTACTACCCTCTATATGGTTAGCCAAAGGTATATACTCACCCTTATTTATCATATCAAAAAAGTAGTCATGCATAACAACCTTCATATGTCCGTCTAACTCCTCTCTATATTCCTTAATAGTTTGTTTATAAAACTTAGCCTCAGGGTAGTCAAAGTTATGCTCTAAGAGTCTTTGGTGTATGGAGTTAATAATACGGCAAACCTCTATTTTATTATTTATTGAGTGTGATATAAAACTATCAAGACCTACCCACATATCATTAAACCTAATTCTGGCATAAGTATGTTGACCCTTACGTAAACTATAGTTGTCGTCATAAAGGTTTGTAAACGTGTAATGCTCATCAAAGTTATCAATTAACCATCGGTTTATCTCATTAATCACGTTATTAAGATTAGACTTTTGTGATTTATCTAACATCCAAGTCCAACCTTGAATGTCATCATTAAGTTTTTGTATTTTATAGTATATCTCCTCCATTATAATATTTGTTGTAAGTTATCAAAAACGTCTATTGTAACGTCCTCTAAATAAATATCTACGTTCTCCATTTTTTTGTTTATTTT